GTGGGGCATGTTTCCGGTCCAGCCGGTTGCAGCGCCTCAATTTAATGCTGCCACGCACAAGCTGGTGGAGCGCACGCCCTTGTTTGATGGGCAATCATGGACGCAGCAGTGGGTTGTTGAGGCGTTGTCCCAAGATGAGATTGACGCTCGTAACGCCCAACAAGCGGCTTCAGTGCGAACGGAACGCAACCGCCGACTAGCTGCTTGCGATTGGACGCAACTTGCTGATGCGCCCGTGGACAATCTTGCTTGGGCTGTTTACCGGCAAGAATTGCGGGATGTGCCTAATCAGCCGAGCTTTCCTGTAACCATCATTTGGCCCACACAGCCAGAGGGATAACATGGACCAGAACCTCTACAACATAGCCGTAGCGGCAATATCAGCGGCCATTGGCTGGATTGTGAAGGTCATCTGGGACGCCGTGCGGACGTTGGAGCAGGACATCCGGGACATGGAGCGTGATTTGCACGTCAACTATGTCTCCAAGGACGACTATCGCCAAGACATCCTTGATCTAAAGGATATGGTGAAGCAGATTTTTGATAAGCTAGACCGTAAAGCGGACAAATAGGAGAACGACATGAACAACGACATTTGGCTTGGCCTTTTTCGTCATCTTCTTACTATGGCTGGCGGTATTTTTGTTGCTAAGGGCTACGTTGACGCTGATACCCTCAACACTGCCATTGGCGCTACTACCGCCCTAGCGGGCGTGGCATTGTCTATTGCAGACAAGAAGGGTCGGTAAATGGGCGTCCAGGCTTTCACCAAGTTGGGTAACACGGTTGTGTTTACTGCTGCTGCCACGGCACCTACGCCCGTGCAGGCGGTGAGCACCACGCTTGGTGGAAACCAGTATCGCATCATCAACAGCGGCAACGTCGTGGTGTTTCTTGGCTATGGCGTTGCCAGCACGGATGCGGCTAATACCGCGGTGGTGGTATCGGCTTCTCAGCCAGCTTTGCCGTTGCTGCCGGGCACTGATGAGATTTTGACGTTTGTGCCTAACGCCTATTTTACGGGAATCACGAGTACCGGCACTGCGGCGGTGTATGTAACCCCTGGGGACGGGATGTGATGTATGCTCAAAACGGTAGCCATTACCAGCGGCGGTACGAACGGCACGGTTACTAACGTAGCCACGGGGACTGGCTTAACGGGCGGTCCTATCACCAGCACGGGCACGATTAGCCTGGCGAACACGGCTGTCACCGCTGGTTCCTATGGTAATGCCACTACCGTTGGCTCTTTTACCGTTGATGCGCAGGGGCGGATTACAGCGGCCAGCAATGTGACCATCACGGTTACTGGCGGCGGTTCTGTCACCAATGTGGCGACGGGCACGGGGTTAACTGGTGGGCCTATTACCACCACTGGCACTATCAGCCTTGCCAATACCGCGGTGACGGCTGGATCGTATGGCGACGGTCAGACCGTGGCATCGTTTACGGTGGATGCTCAGGGGCGTTTGACGGCCGCCTCTAACGTGACTATCACTAATTTGCCTAACACCGCCTTGGCTAACAGCACGGCTACGCTGGGTAATGCCACGATCACGCTTGGTGGCTCTACAAGCAGCGTTGGCAACCTCACTGTGACCAATGTCACCATCACGGGCGCGCGATTTGCTTATGCTTCAAAGACTGCAAACGCTACGGCTGCAACTACCGAATACACGTTGGCGGCAAATGCCAGCACGGGCGCTTTGTCTATGACGCTGCCAACCGCTGCCGGCATTCAAGGCAAGGTGTATGTCATCAAAAAAGTGGACAGCACGGCTAATGTAGTCACTGTGGCTACTACATCTTCTCAAACCATTGATGGTGCCACCACGCGCGCGTTGAGTTTGCAATATGATGCTATAACGGTGCAGTCAGATGGTGCTAATTGGATTGTGATTGGCAACACGTTTGGGCGAAACGGTACAGCCGGGAGCTTCTAGTGGATTTTAGCACGCTGAGCATTGTCAAATTTGGGGACAAGGACAGCCTAGGCGAGTTCTTGTTCGTAAATGCTGCCCAGCACCAGACTTTCCGCGATACATTCTTCGATCAGGGCATTCAGGTGCCCGCATACCCGCTTGGTGACGCTGATATTGAGAATTTGGACGATTGGTTGCAGGCTCACCAGGTTGAGCACCAGCAATTTGCGAGCCTTTTGGGGCTTCAAAACCCGTTTAATATGCTGGATGCGGACTGGAATAACGAAGAATCGTTCTATGATTGGCTTGCTACGCACCTCACGATCCATGAGCAGATAGCGGCTGCGTTGGGGCTGAGCTAATGCCGTCACAAGAGCAAACCACGAGCCAGATTTTGAGGGGCGGCCTAAACGCCGAAACAGGCTCCCCAAAAGAAACCGAAAAGGCATTAATTCACATCGGGGCTTTGGTGAAGGCTAAGGTATTAACCTTGTCTCGCATTGGGAACACGGTATTTACGAGTACGCGCATTACATCGGATGGGCGTTGGCTGCCTAAGACGGAATCGGAAATCCATATGTACACTGCGGAGGGCTTGCAGGAGGTTATGCAGCGCCTGGCGGTGTTGCCTAACACGCTGCGCTCTATGGGCATCCAGAAGGCGTATACGTATGCGATGCAGCCTGCGGTGATGCGTGTGATTCAGAGTGGGTTACAGAGGGCGGGCTTGCAGCCTAACGTGACCACGCAGATGAAGTACGTGAACGGCCAGATGGTGCCTGCCTACATCTTGGAGGTGGCGCTGTCATGAGTGAGTATAACGGCGTTTTTGCGGATACGACACCTGAATACGAGGCTTACGCGGCTGCAGGTGGGGTGGGCGGCTATAATAGTCCTCAATATAGCCAGTATTTGGCAGAAGCGCCGCAGCGCGAAGAAGAAAGGCAACGCGCGGCTTATTTGGCTGCTTCGCCCGCAGAACAAGCGCGAATTGCGCGTGAGGGTGTTGCTTACATTGAGCGTGAAAACGCTAGGAGTGCCAACAGAGGTAGCGATAAGGGCACGTTTAACATCATCGCGGGCATTTTTGCTGCGGTGGCGGTGGTGTTGAGCGGTGGTACGCTGTTAGGTGCATTTGGTTCGGCTGCTGGGGCGGGTGCTGGGGCCGGGGCTGCTGCTGGCGGATTGGAGGGTGCTGTTGCTGCGGGGGTGGCAGAGGGCGCTATTGAGGCGGGGACGGCTACGGCGGCTGTGGCGGAAGCTGCGCCTGCTGTAGCGGCGGTAGAGACTGGCGTTAGTGCTGCCGCGGCTGGTGGTGCGGAAGTGGCGGGTGGGGCTGCTGCTGGTGGTGCTGCTGAGACTGCGGCTGGGTCTTCGGTGTTTTCGCAGATTATTGACGGCGCGACATCGGTTTATAACGCAGTTAGCGGCGCTGTTGAGAGCGTTGGCAGTCTCACCAACATTAGCGGCCCGCTTGGTGAGGCGATAACGGAAGCGACGGGTATTAACCCAACGGTTGCCGATCTTGCCGCTAAGACTGTGGTGGGCGCTGGCCGTGGTTCGCTGACTTCCGCGCTTACGGGCAGTGATCCGGGCTTAGGCGCTTTAGGCGGTGCTGTTGGCGGGTTTGTTGGTGCCGGCACAAAAGAGTTGCTGGGCGCTGCGGGCTTGGGTAGCACCGGGTTTGAGGGTGGTATCAAGGGCACCCTGTCTAGCGCGCTTGGAGGCGGTGCCAGCGGCGCGGCAAAAGCGGCGGTAGGTGGAGGCGATGTTGGTCAGGCAGCCTTGCGTGGGCTTGCTACAGGCGGCGCTAGTGGTGCTGCTAACTACCTGTTGAGCGATGCACTGGGTTTGGGTAGTGGCGTTGGTTCGCTTGGTGGTTCTTTGGCTAGTTCGTTGGTGGGCAATGCGCTTGCGCCCGACCCGTCAACTTCGGCAGTTAACTCTGGTGGCGTAATTAGGGTGCCGCGGCCAGTCACGCCGACCACGAGGCCCACCACCACGACCACGCGCCCCACAACAAGCCCAACGACGCTAAGCCCTACTGCGCTGGGCGGGCTGTTGACTGTGGCTGATAGCGGTAGCCCTAGCGGCGGCGGTAGCAGCGGTGGTTCTGGCTTTGCGGGCGGCGGCACAAATGTTGGTGGCGGCGGTACTGGCAGCACGGGCGGCGGCGACACGGGCTTTTACGGCACTAGCGGCGGAAGCGGGGCTGGTGTTGCCACGTCTGGCACGCCTACGACCATTAGCACCTCGGCGCTTGCTAGTTTGCTTTCATCGCCAAGTGATCCGGGTTATAGTTCGCCGCTTTCTGATAATACTGAACCCAATTCCTCTCAACCGTCTCCTTGGAATAGGTCTTCGCTAAGGACGACAGACCCATTAGGATCATCCTATGGCTAGATTGGCTCGCGCTCTAAACACTGATGCCTTGGCCGATGTTGATCTTCGGCAGTTGGCGAAGAAGGTGCGCGCCCAGGGGCGTGGCCGCGACACTGTGTTGGCGCACATTACGCCGGCAGAGGCAAAGCTGCTCAAGGCGCGCGGCGGGCGTGGCAGCATTAACCCAAAGACTGGGCTGCCTGAGTTTGAGGATGATTTTGATTTTGGCGGTGATTTTGGCGGCGGTGGGGATTTCTATAGCGCGCCGACCTATGAGTATTACGATGAGCCTGTGCAGGACGCATCTGGCGGCGGCGATGTTGGCGGCGGCGATGCCGGCGAAGGCACTAATACAACGCAAGGCAACGTTGGTGCTGATGCTGCTTTGCAACAACAACAGGCCGTTCCCGAGGCTACCGCAACACCTACTGTAGCAGCCACTGAGACACCTCCGGCTGGTGATAAAGGGTTTGATCCCAACGCAGCGCCGAATCAGGGGCTTACGCCAGACCCGAACAAACCCGAGAGCATTCAGGAAGACAAAAGCTCCTTACAGACCTTGCTTGGCAGCCTTGGCCTTGGCGGTTCTGGCCTTGGCAATCTGACTAGCGGCCTTGGTGCTGCTGGTTTGGCGCGGCTGTTGGCTGCTGGTGGCGCTACTGCGGCTGCGGTTCGTGGCGGCAACCAAGCCCAAAGCCAAGCTGCTTCCGCCGCCAATCAAATCCGCAATATCGCGCAAGACCCGATTGCTGCGGCTAATACTGCGCAAACCCAGTTGAACCAGCTTGGTGATGTCACCCGCACCGCGGCAAACACAGCGCAGACCGGCATCCAAAATCTTGCTACCGATCAGCAGAAGCGAGTGGATACCGCGGTTGCGCAAATTCAGCAGCTTGCGGACACAGCCAACCTACGCGCGGTGGACGTGCAAAAGGGCTTGGCGGCGATTGCGGCTAACACTGGGCTGCGTGCTGCGGACATCCAGGCTCAGTACAACAAGATTGCAAGCCCGTATCAGACCCAGGGCGCAGAAATGGCGCAGATGGGGCTTAGCGGCGGTCTGACACCGGCTATGGCGCAAGCCTTTCAAGCCGCAGAGGCGAGGCTGGCGCAGCAGGGTATCGGGCGTGGTGGTGTGGCTGCGGCGCAGTCTGCAAACCAGCTTGAGGCGCTTCGTGCGCAGCTTCTGGGCGATGAATACAAGCAGGGCTTGGCTACGCAGCAGATTGGCGACCAGTACGCGCAACAGGGTATTGCTGCGAGCACGGCGCAAGCCAACCTTGCCGACCAGCTTAACAACCAGGCTTTGATGGCTGGGCTTAACCAGTACAACTACGCCAACACGCTGGGCCAAAGCGGCGTAACTACTGGTTTGGCGGGCAGTGCCGCGGCTAACGCGCTGGCGCAATCGGCCATTCAGACTGGTTTGACGGGCACTGCGCAGGCCAATGCGTTGGCTCAATCGGGCATTAATGCGGCGCTGCAAGCGGCGGGGATTAGAGACCAATATCTCATTCAAGCTTTGCAAACGCAGCTTCAAGGCAATCAGCAGGCCAGCCAAGCTATGCAAAACCTGTTTACGCAGATTGGTGGTTTCTTGGGCGGCGGCACGGGCGGCGGCAACACGGCCACTACCACGGCAAGGAGTGCGTAAATGTCAGACGATATTGCCAGGTACGGGCGCAACGCTCCTTTGTTGGCAGAGCGTGATGCCATTTTGGCATTGCCCCCGGAGGAACAAGGGCCGGCTCTAATAGCTTGGAGTCAGCGGCGGTCTGGTATGCCGTCATTGCCTGGCGGTTTCCGTGAGCCTGGGCCGGACAGTGAAGGTGGGGCATGGACAGAAGGGTTGCCCCCTGCCTCGGGTGTTTATGCGGACACCACCAGAATTTTCCCGGTGCAGCGTTCAACTAAGGTTGACGGCTCTTCCCAAAAGGAAGCAGGGGATTCAACCGCGTCGGACTCTGGCCGCTCCACAAGCACTAGGGATGTGTTGAGGGGCATTACCGGCATGTCCCCCGGCCAAACCGCGTTGCTTGGCGGGCGGTTGGATTTGATAGACCGGGATAGGGAACTTGCTAGGCGGCAAGGTGAGATTGAACAGTCTCAGCGCCGCACCATTGCGCAAGGCGAAGCGGACGCATCCAGAAACTTTGCGGAAAGTCAGCGGCGTAGTGCGCAGGAGTTGGAGCGGCGTTTGCAGCCCATTCCTGAGTTTGTGGCTACCCGTGAGACGGCTAGGGACATTGGTTCGCTTGCTAGCCTGCTGATGGTGGCTGGCGCTGCGCTGGGCGGTAAGGGTAAGCAGGGCGCGCTTATGGCCGTGCAAGCCATGACCGGCATGATGGCTGGCTATCGCCAAGGCAGGCAGGACCTGTACCAGCGGGAACGGCAAAACTTCGAGACTGGGTTGCGCCAAGTGCAGGCTCAGAACACGCAATTGCAGGAAGCGTTTACCCGTGCGCAGCGTTTGGCGCAGACTGACCTTGAAGCGGCTAGGCAGCAGTTTCAGGTAGAGGCTGTCAGGCTTGGCGCTAGCTTGCCCAACATCACGTCTGAGCGTGCTGGATTTGCTCAAACGCAACAGATACTGCAACAAGCTGGAACGGCGTTGTCGCAAGCGGAAGCCCGTAAGGACGCTGAGAGAACGCGAGTTGAGAATGCACAGCCGCTTGTGGTGCCAGGCGAACGCGAAGGCACGTTTGTGTATGTAAGACGTGACGGCAGGCCCATTCTTAATCCGCAAGGCCAGCCGTTACAGGCACCGCCGCCCCGTAGTGCGGGTACTGCCGCGGGCGATAGGTTTGGATTTGGCGACATTGTTGTTGGCGCGGCTAACGAAGCTGCGGCGTCTCTCAGAAACCTTACCAGCATGGGCGCAGAAGCCAGCACTGGTGTATTCCAAGGCCGCAACACTACGGGCCTAATGACGGCACCCTTGGGCGCTTTGACTAATGCGCTGACCAGTGATGAAGCGCAGCGGTACAACGTCGAAATTGCAAACTTCGGCAAGTTTCTATCTCAAGTGCAGCGCGGCGGCAGAACGGTGCCCGTGTCAGACATTGAGGCCAGCCAGCGCGTGTTTGCCGTCCGTGAGGGCGACAGCCAATATACCGTGCTAACAAAATTTGCAGCCATGAGGCAGCAGCTTGAGCGTATCATTGAAGTTAGAATTGCAAGCCCCAATACGCCTGAGCAATTGAAGGAAATATTGCGCCAAAACCTTGAGACAATTCAAGATGTGGTGCCGTTTACCGTTGAAGACGTGAACCGTTTTGTCAATTCAGAAAACCAAACGGCAACGTTCGCAGATATGTTTAGGGACGTGGGTATTGTGCCGCCAGCGGCTGGTGAGCAAAGGCCAGCCCCGCGCAGAGAAACCCCTGCTCCCGCTCCTGCTGCGGCACCTGCCGCCGCGCCTACTCCTAGTGCTGGCCCTGCGGAGGGCACAATTGCGGAAAACCCGCAAACCGGCGAACGCATGATTAGGCGCAACGGACGTTGGGAGAAGATGCAATGAGTGGGACTTCTAACGATCTTCCGCCAGGCTTTGTCATTAGAGAACCCAGCGGCGGTGCGGGTGATTTGCCGCCCGGCTTTGTAATACGACCGCCAGAAGCCGCGCCTGTTGCCGGGCCGCGCCCGTCGTTGGCGCAAGCAGGTCGGGAGCGGATTGGAGCTACTCGGCAGGCCGCTGAGTCTTTCCAAGATTTTGTGGGCACCAAACTTTCCGAATACGGCACCGCTTTGCGTGGTGCGACTGCGGATTTGCCTTCTGCGGGCCGTGGTGCGCAAACGCTTACTCAGGGCACCGTGGCTGGCATTCCGGGGCAGTTTGGCGACATAGAGACGGCAGGCCGCGCTGGCTTGCGTGCGGCTGGCGTTAATGTGCGTGAGCGTTCTGCGCTTCCTACAAGTGAGCGGATTGCCAACTACGCTTATGGTAGGCCCAGAACGCGCGAAGAAGAGTCACTGCGCGAATTGGGATCGTTTTTCAGCCCGCTTGGTGCTTTATCTAGGGTATTGACCCGCAGCTTTTCCGAAACGGCGGGTAGGCTTATTCCTCAAACGTCGCCTGCAATCGAGGCTGCTGCCAGCAGGTTGGAGAGAGAAGGCATTAAGCTGGACCCAACGCAAACCGCTCGCTCAGAGCCCTTGCAATCGCCTGGCTCCATTGGAAATCGCGCGGCCAATCAGGAACGCGTTAATCGGGCAGTTACGCGTGAGGCTGGGTTGGAATCCGCAACGGCTGACTCAGCGTGGCTTGCTGGCCGCAACAAGGCCCTTGGTGATGAATACAAACGGATTTACGGCCAAGGCGTGAATTTAGACCCGCGCGCTCAAACTGCGTTGCAATCTATCAGGGATGGTATGGCGGCAATCGTGCCCGCTCAGGCTCCCGACATTATTAGGACGGCCAACAACATTTTGGACCGCTTTCCATCTGGGGGCGTTGGGCCAGCGCAAATTCCTGGCAGCGAATTGCAGGCACTGCGCAACAACATAAGTGCTATCGCGCGTCGCGGTGGCCCGGAAGGCGTGCAAGCCGCTCAGATGGTTGGCGTGTTGGACGATATATTCATTAACGGTTTGCCCGCTGCTGATAGGGTAGCTACCCGAGAAGCTCTTAATTTGAACAACCGCAGATATGGCGCGTTTGCCGAGTTGGAGCGTTTGGCTGACCGCGGTTATGCGCGTGGCGGCAATGTCGATCTGTTGGCGTTGGGTGACCAGATGGCCTCGCAGCATTCAGGCTTTTCCCGCGGCACGGCCCGTAATCCGTTGGCTGATTTGGCTTTGGCTGGCCGTGAAACCAACCTCACCGGCCTCACGCGCGGCGCAGAGGGGAGAGTTCCTGCAACTGCTGGCGCGGTGAGCAACATTTTGTCGGCATTGCGCACGTTGCCGGTGAGAACAGAACCTGCGCGGATTATGCAACAACGGCGCGCTGCTGGCAGACCGGCGATTGCCGAGTTTGACCTGTACGGTCCTGCGTCGGTGGCTACCGTGCCTGCTGCCGCTGTTGGCCGCGTGGAAGAGGAACGCCGCTAATGGCTAAGCAGAGCGTCAAGGGCATCAACCCCGATTTAGAGGCTACCATTAGCAAGCTGCTGAAAGAGGTTATGAGCAACCCGGAGGCCAGCCTGATCGACAAGATGCGCGTGATTGACCGCGCGCTCAACCTTGAGAAGATTAAGCAGAAGGTCACTGACGACGCTTACGGCACGGGTTTCTTGACCGATGATGCGGACGAAGAGTAAAGGATGTATCATGTCACAAGGAGATACAGGCATGGACGCCGTTCGGGTTATCCGCATTTCGCTACAGGTACTTGGGGAGCGGGCCTTTTCCCTGCTCGCAATGCTAATGACTTTCTCGCTTTTTTGCTGGGCCATGCTAGAACCGAGCTACGAACGTCTGGCTCTTGTGGCATTCTTCGCCCTTGCCGTGTACATCCCGAGTTTGAAAGGCCAAAGGAAATCTTATGCTGAAGCCCAGGATTAGCAAGCAGGCTGGTCAATCGACTCAGCTTAAGCATTCCCAGTCTGACCCGCAGGAGCAGGCGCAAGTTGTGCGCCCTCAGTTGCCGCGGGACTACAGCGCGGGCGGTGTTCCCATTTACACCTCTGGCACCATGCCCAAGGGCGGCTTTCAGAGCATTTGGGGCTTCGGTGATAACCGGATGAACACCAAGGACAGCCCGACCACCAAGCCGGGGAAGAAGATTTACTAATGGCAAACAACATCGCCTTCCAAGAGATGGGCAAGTCCGTCAGGATCAACGTCAGCACCACGGCCAACACGGTGGTGGTGGTTGCTGACAGCCCTTGCGGCCAATTGCGCATTCACAACGGCACGGCTCAGGAGGTGTTTATTCGTTGTAGCACCACGTCATCGTCTGATGTGGTGATTCCGGTGGCTGGTACGCCTGGTTATGGGATGGTGCTGCACAACAACACCAGCATCATCGTCACTGCGCCGCGTGTGCCTGGTAATGCTACGCCGCAGTTTTATGTGTCTGCCATAACGGCTACGGGCACTGGCATTGTGTATGTGACCCCCGGCGAGGGCTTCTAGGATGGCCTCAGACAGCCTTAGCGTAGGTCGGGGTGAGAAGCTACCGGCAAGCCGCGGGGCGGGTCTCACGGCCAAGGGTAGGGCGCGCTACAACAAGGCTACTGGCAGCCGCTTGAAGGCTCCTGCGCCCAACCCTCGAAACGCAAAAGAAGCTGGCCGCAAGAAAAGCTTCTGTGCTAGGATGGCTCCCATCGCAAACAAGTCTAAGAGGGGTAGCCGTGCTAGAGCCGCAATGCGTCGATGGAAGTGCAGAAGCTGACGAGCGCTGGCTTGATGTCCGGGGTTATGAAGGCCGGTATCAAGTCAGTGATTTGGGCAGGGTCAAATCGTTAGCCCGATTTCGGGTTGGCAAAAAGGGCTGCAAAGTGCCAGTCAAAGAACGGATCATGCGCTTAGACATTAAGAGAGAAACTGGCCGCACGCGGCCTTACGTCCAAGTAATTTTGAGAAATGGCGGCCCAAGAACAACAAATGGACGCTCAACTTTGGTTCATAGATTGGTGGCGGACGCTTTCATCAAGCCGCTGGAACCCGGCGAACAGGTGGATCACATTAACGGCATCCACAACGACAACCGCGCCGTCAATTTGCGCGTGATGCACTTTGTGGAGCATGGTAGGTTGCACCCAAACGCTATCAACCCATTGCCTAAAGACCCCAAAACGGGTTTTTTTATGAAGAGGGCATCATGAGTGACGGTCTTTATGCCAACATCCACGCGAAGCGTAGGCGCATTGCCCGCGGATCGGGCGAGAGGATGAGGAAGCCTGGCAGCAAGGGTGCACCTACCGCCAAGGCATTCCGAAAGAGCAAGCGTACCGCTCGCCGCTGAGGGATAGGAATGAAAAACCCTCCCCCGCCACAAGAAAAATCCGTTTTCCGGATTACAGCTTCTTAATACCCATCTGGTAGCCTGCCATGACTATCTCTAGCTGTTCGCGGTAGCAGGCGATGAAGGCATCCACGGCCATTTTGGGCGTGTGGGTGGGCGCTTCGTTCACGCCCCATAGGTAGTCATCAAACACCATAATGCCGCGCTTCCTGAGCATAGGCCAGGCTAAGCAGGCATCTGCCAGTACGTCAGGGGCTTGATGGCTTCCGTCAATGTATATGAAGTCGTATTTAGGGGCTGGCCCCTCACCCAGAAACTGAAACAAGGTGCCCACAAACGGATTGACCTGTCCCATGTTTCCAACATTGTGGTCAAAGCGGCGTTTTACTGCTTCAAAATCAATGCCGTCATGCTCTTCACTGCCCGACCATGTGTCAATTACGTCAATTTCACCCCAAGTCTTGTCTAAATGTTCGCAAAACCAAAGCGTGGAACGGCCCTCAAAAGCCCCTATTTCTAAAAAGGCTTGCTTTTGCGGCAATAGCGCCATCATGCGCTCCAAGCCGGGGATGTTGTGGCTAAACCAGTCTTGCGTAAAATCAGGCATTGTCGTCCTCCGGGAGTAGGCGGCCTTCAAACTCGTATGTGCCGATGTGAGACAGTTGCACCCATGGTGCTACGTAAACCTTGCCGCCCGCACGCCGCCAGGCTTGGCAGAAATGGTAATCCTCGCTTAGCAGGCGGTCACTCTCGGGGCAGATGGTGACATCAAAGAAAGCGTGGATAGGTTCTGGCTGTAAGGTGCCTGACAGGTCGGCCACGTCGTTCATGTAGCTGTCCGTGATAGGCTCTAGAACCTCAAATACACGCCGCTTGATGAGCATGCAGCCGGTGCCGGCGTTAAGCACCTCTAAGGGCTGGTTGTTGGGCGTGGTGGCGGTGTTAGCACCGTCCAGAAGGTTCACCACGAAGCTGCCGGTGTAGTATTTAAGCTGGTCATGCGGCACGCCGCGCTTTACGGCTTGCTCGACACTCCACCAGTTGATTTCCTTCTTAGGGTAGATGCCGGCGAGCAGGTCTTGATCCGCTTCCACCATTGCAATGATGTGCATCGGGTCAAACTTGATGTCTGCGTCGATAAACAGCAGATGGGTGAAATCTGTCTTCAAGAATGCCTTGGTGAGCGCGTTGCGGCCACGCTGGATGAGCGATTCGTTGAATTGCAGCACCGATTGAAATTCCCATCCGCGCATTTTGACGGTGTTTGCAAGCCCCATCATGGCCTGGTTGTACCAGCCCGTGCACATGCCACCATACATTGGGCTCGCGACCATAAGTTTGACGTGATCCATTAATTCCAATCCTCTCTGTCTTTGCACCGGGCACAGATGCGGTTGCGTTTGGCGTCATAGCTGTCGAATGGGTTTAGGCACTTTAGGCACTTCACGCGGGTGGTGTTGGGCTTCTCCTTCACCACGCGAGGCTGTCTAGGGGGTAGTGGCGTAGCGCCTTTCTGCCGCGGGCTTTCTCCACCGCGCCACAGCCGCGCTACCTTGTCCTTCACGCTGGCATAGTTGCGGTCTAGCTTGTCGGCTATTTCGCGGATCGTGAAGCCTTCTTGCAGCAGGTCAAAGAGGCGCTTGTCTTCCTCGGGCGTCCATCGGATGCCACCGGGATTAACGCCGCCTATGACCTCGGGAGACCAGCGTAGGCGCTGCCTGACGGGCTTAGCTTCTTTTGGGCGTGGGCCGGGCCAGGTTCTGGGCAGCACGTGGGAGCATATGCGGCGGGCGGTGATGGGCGAGCAGCGAAACTCCGCGGCTAACTCTTCTAGCGATGCGCCTTCGCGCCGCCGCTGTCGTATGGCGTCACGTTCCTCTGGCGTGATAGGTTCGCGTTGCCTTGGCTTCATGTTTTGATATCCCGGCCAATCGTGATGTTGTTCTGCGCTCGAATGTCCTGATTGCCCCAGCACCAGCATTCTCCAGTGTCGTTTTGGAACACAACCCAGAACAGATCGTGTTCGATTCCTTGATCGATAACCATCTGCGCCATGCCTTTGCCAAGGGGTGTACGCATGGGGATAGGAGGGTTAAGTTGTAGGATCATGGCTTCACTTCCAAAGCTGCGCGGGCGGCGGCATCGCAACGCTCCCAACCTACGCCGGACAAGTCGCCGTAATGCAGGCGGATGTATCTCCAACCTGCATACATGTCCGCAAGCGCTCCCCGCAGCCGCGCGTTCTCGGCGCGGAGGGCGCTACTTTCTTCCAAAGCGAGTAAAGCTATTTCTGTCTGCAACTTCATTTCGCGGCGGTGATAATCCGCGTTCAATTCCGCAGATTCCCGCAGCCGCGCGTTCTCGGCGCGGAGTTCGTTGTTGATTGCAAGCAGCCCTTGCAAGACGGATTTCATTTCTTGTTTTGGCGTATACGGTTTGCTCATGGCTTCACCCCCGGCGCTGCGTGTAACTCTCTCCAGCGCACAATAGAGCCGTCGTGCCAGTGACTTTCTGGCTCGCTCGTCAAAGGTTCCTCAATTTCAATCTGCTTGAGGTCATCCCCCAGCACCCACACAGGGCCGTTGTATTCCTCTGTTTCCGCAGTATAGCACCACTCTCCGGGTGCGAACCGACCTTCAATTTGCCCGTGTGTGGTGCAGAACAGCAAGACTAAACGCCCGCAGCGCGGCGCGGTGTCCATCGGCTGCCAGCCATCTAATTCGTTTGGCACCACGGCCCACCCTGCCGCGCGGATTGCGGCGAGGGCAGAGGTGGCAAGAGTGCTTATGGTGTTGTTGATCACGCCATAGTCCAAGATTGCCAAGGCCACCTGCTCAATCAGTTCGGCTTCGTCTTTTGCTGGCTCGCTCATTCTTTTCTCTCCTTTCCAAGCATTGGTATGAAGTCGGTTAGGCGCAGGATCACAACGGCTTCCCGCCTGTCGCCCCTTGCCACCACCAGCGGTATCTGTCCCGGCCTGGCAGCGCGTGTGCATTGGTCTAGCCAGTCATAAACCGCTATGCTGGCCCGGCGCTTGCACTCGATCATGTACGAGCCAAGGTCGATGTCTCCACCGCCATCGCGCGTCTGGTCCAGGTTGCGCGCAGCGTCTATGCCGGCGTCCTTCAGCGTATTGACTACTTCGCGCTCAAAAACTTGGCCGCGGGTGCGCTGCGCTTTGCCCATTATCTATGCTCAGGACTGAATGGCACGTCGTCGTCAAACCGGGTCATACCGCCTGGGCGATAGGTGTTCTCCCGCTCCCGCTGCTTGTCAGGATCAGGCTTCCAGTCAGGGTCAGGCTTCCAACTATCAATGCTAAGGCTAACCATAGGCCCGCGGCGGCTGGTTTTCTGCCATCCTGCCAGCTTGACCGCCTCGCCGGCCTTATAGTCCCGATCCAGAATGAGGTTGCCCTTATAATCAGGGCCTTTCTCGCTTTTCTTTTCCGTGGAAAAGATAGCACCCTTGCCGGGCTTGTCAGCGTATGTGCCGCTCATTCTGCGGGTTCCTCTTCCGTCTCGGGTTCCATCCAATGCACGTTTGCGGCCTTAAAGCCGCGCAGCTTGGTCAGCTTTTCATCCTCGGGGATGCGCTGGTTGGCCGCGATGCCATCCACAACTTTGTAGTAAGCCTGATAAGCGTCGGCCTCATTTTCAAAGCTGGCGTAGATCGTGCCGTCAGGCTTGTAGAGGTGGACCTCATAGTCAGGCTCAGGCTCAGGCTCGGGATCGGGCGCTACATCTACAACCTTAGCGCCCTTGGGCGGCGTGAAGTCGGCCACTTCCTCGGGCGTATAGACCCCTGCCACACAGGCGGGAAACACGGTGCGGATGCCCTCAGAAATGCAGCGGGCGCGGAGCATGGCGCGCGGATAATTGCGCCAATTCTCCTTCTTCGTGAAGCCTAGCCGGTGCGCCATTTCCATGGTCCAGCTGATGCTAACCTCGCCGCCCTGCGGATGGCTGAACACGCCCGTCACCACCTCATCGGTATATGAGGTCCAGTTCACCTTGCCGCCGCTGGTCTGGAAGCGGGCCAGCATGGCGTCACTCTTGAGCGCGGGACGGCCCTGTATGACGTGATAATCCCGCATAGCTATGGCCGGGTGCATATCCTCGGCTTGGCACAGCAGCATGATAGCCATAGCCTCTGCTTGGTTTTTGAAGCCAAACATTTTGCTATCGGCTGCCACCTGCGCCATCTTCTGGATGTCGGCCATTGGCACAAGGTTAGACATCGGCAATCACCTCGCCCAGCGTGCGGTTGCACTTCACCAACTTGCCGGCCACCCCATCGCGCAGGATGTCCAACAGGTGGATGCGGTTTGTCTTGCCCATATGCGGCAGGGCGTGCAGATCACGCTCGCTCATGTCCAGCACATCCTGCCAGGTCAGGCTTGGATCGTGGCTCATCAGCACGGTCTTTACGCGCTTGTTGATTTCCGTGTCCGCCACGCGCCACTCTTTCCAATCGCTCATTCTGCTCGCTCCTTCAAAAGAAAACGCCGGCTGCCCGGCTGCTCAACTACGAAACTCTCGTAGATGTCTGGGTATGCGTCCTTAAACAGGTCCGCACTAAAACGCTTTGACGGCTTTGCAGACTTCCATGTGGCGAGCGTGCGCCCGTCCAGGGTCTGGATTTCGGCGTTGTTGCCCATAGCGCGCTGTATGGCCGTTTGCAGGCGGTCTTCCTCGGCTTCAAACGCCTTGATGCTGGCCTTGATGCCTGCCAAACGCTTAGCCGCCTGTTCAAGCTCTAGAGAGGCTGTGGCGATGCCCTCAGTGCTGACAGGGTAGGCGGCTTTGCACTGTGAGACGCTTTCCGGGTCAGGCAGGGTGTTCGTCTCTACCATAGCCCATAGCTTCGCCATCTTCTGGATTTGGCCTTCCTTCTCATCCTCTGAGAAGTCGAGCTTGAACGTCCTGAAACGCTGCCCGCCGAAGAGAATGCACAGATACACTGTATCTACGCCAAAGCATGCCGCTTCATGGCAGCACTGCGCCCAATCCGCGTTAGGCACCCTCACAGGCTCGCCGGGTTCGCTATAATGGTGGATATGCAGCGCGTTGTAGTTTTTGCACTCTACGAGGAACGAATTGTCCGCGGCGATGTAGTCCCCGTGCGACTTAAGCCACGGATACCGCGGATGGGTAGCCACCGCATCGCCCAAGGCTTTCAGTTCGCCCAATTCCTCAGATGCGAAGGCTGCGATGGTGCTCTCCATACGCAAGCCCATCTGCACCACCTCAACCTCGCTCAGGTCAGGGCGCTCAGCCTTGCCAATCTTCTCGGCCACCACTTCAAAGGCTTTGCCGGTCATTGCGCGGCGTGAATCTGTTGACCACCACGCGCTACGGCGTTCGTCTGCGCTAAATCCGCTCATTGCAATTGTTCCTGTTCCATAATATCCGCCACATGGTTCACAATCTGATGGAACGTAACCTCTCCGCAAGGTATGCCGTGGCTGCGGGCGATTTCCGTGCAGTATTTATGCAGGATGCGCATCACATTATCCCCCCCAGCCGAAAAAACAGCGCAGAAAATACCTTCAACCATGGCTAATTCGGACTCAAAGCCGCCATCCTCTTCTGCGCTCATTGCACCACCTCCAACTTGCGGCTGCCTGCAAAATACTTGTTAATGGCCGTAGCCAAAGCCGGCAGCATCACGGTCGGGAGATAGACCGCATCGCGGATTAGCTCCTGGTCAGCGTTTTCCATCACAATCTGGATGTGTGCGCTGTCGTCGTCTATGTCTAAATACACGGTCCACATATCGTCTGAATCCGTATATTTCCCAAAAAATACCTCTTCCATCGCGCGTCCCTTTCCTTGTTGTAGCGCGACACCTAATTTATCGTAGGTTTTGATGAGGTCAAGCGGAAAAGTGCGGCAGGCCAAAAAAAACCCCCAGCGGTTAGGCCAGGGGCAAGTTCCAGTCATGGGAGAGACTGCGGGGAGGAAGTTACCCGCGCCCGCATCATGCACGGCTGGAAACCCCCTTGCAAGGGCCAGCAAAACCCCCTACGCATACAAGGCGCACAGTGCGCACAATGTGAGAGGCATACACAATGAGCAGAACCATACCCATCCGCGTGCCGGATGATATTTTTGAAGCAATTGAAGCCATTAGCCAGCGCACGGAGCACACGCGCAGCTATGTGGGGCGGCGGTTGCTGGAAGAGGGC